CTGGGATACGGTGTGACATACGGCGCACCGGAAAATTCCACGTTGATGGGACTCCTGTTTCCACAGGTTTGCACCCATATACAGTATCTATAAGTTCCAAGAGACTCCAAAAAAATTACTAGGGACTCCTACGCGCATGGGACTCCTATATAAAAAATAGGAGGTGCTACCATGCTACTAAACAGAAGATTTGGGATTCGTCCCGTAACTCATTGTGCAGGTGGTTGTTAACTACCACACTTCTTGCATGAAGGTTTTTCGAACTTTCTTTGAAGTTCTGCTATGGCTAGAGTTCCAACCCAAGACGAAATAGATCCCAAGCAAGCGTCAAAGAGAAAATTTTGGGTAGGGCTAATCATAGTGAAATGACCTATGAGTCCTACCCAAAACCCTAAACAAAGAGGACAGCTCATAAGCTGGCCTAACCATTCAGCGACTTTGTAACACCAATCTCTGAATCTAAAAGTAATTTTGGAGTAAACTACAATATACGTGAAGCCGAATACGCTAAACATCCATGACAACAAATCAGCCATCTTACTTTACCTCTAGAGGAAACATATGCAAGTTTCCGAAAACAAGTCTATTCTGATGCCAAGACTCTCTACCAACAAGCTCCCCTACAGAGGCATGTCTCATAATAATTGGCACCACGTAATTGTTTAAACCTGCTTCCCAAGCTCGCAGGGTTAACTCAAGGTCATAAAAATCCCACTCGCCCTTGAACGGGGCTGGTTTTTTCATGCTGATGGTATTGAGAACACTAGCTTTAGTAGCTAGGAACACACCGTCGAGAACAAGGACTTCAGCATCCAGTTTCCCATAAGGAGTCGGGAACATCTCTGCTCTGCTGGGTCCATGGAAGATAAAACCTTTACGGTTGTTCTCCGGTCGCCACCAAACACAAGGTTTATCAAGCTTTGAAGCTCCGGCGACCCCGACAAAGCCAACATGAGGCTTATCTAAGCCTTTGATGAGTTCTTCTCTGAATTCGCTTGGGTCCATGATGATATCAATATCATCGTGACAGAAGATAATTATATCATCTTTTTCAGCATTTAATGATTTGAATCCATTTTCATACGCTTCAAATATTGATTTCTCATTAATTAGTAATTTCACCTCAATATCTACGCTAGATAAATATGAGACTAAGCGTTCAGTTGTCGGATTCAAGATGGACGATCTTGTAGGGATAAAAGCATATATCTTCATGGCACTATTATAGCGATATGGATAAAAAAGTTGTAGAAGAATTTAAGAGATGTGCTAGTGACCCTGTTTACTTCATCTCAAAGTATATTAAAGTTGTCCACCCTGTTTTTGGTCTGGTCAACTTTAAGCTTTATCCGTTTCAAGAGCAGATCGTAGAAGATGTCAAAAACCACAGATTCAACATACTTCGCAAATTTAGACAGGCTGGTTGCACCACTCTGGCTTGTGCTTATGCTCTGTGGTTTGTTACGTTCAACTCTCACAAGACAGTGGCTATCTTATCAAAAGGTGAGCGAGAAGCAACAGAATTCTTGGAAAGAATTTTAATAATGTATGATGAGCTTCCCGAGATGTTCAAAGTTCCCGTGCGCGAGAAGAACAAGCACACTCTAAGACTGTCTAATGGCTCTGTAATCCGTTCTCGTGCATCTGGAAAGCAGTCGGGTCGTTCTATAGCAGGTTCTCTTCTAATACTTGACGAGGCCGCATTCATCGAGCAAATCGACACTATTTGGGCCGCAGTTTACCCAATCATTTCAACTGGTGGTAATGTGTTTGCGTTGTCCACGGTAAATGGTGTCGGTAACTGGTTCCATACCAAATATACAGAAGCTATTGAAGGGCTAAACGATTTCCACGTAATTGACATCAATTGGTGGGACCACCCAGAATACAAGCGTCAAGAAGGCTTTCAGCATCTTTATGAGAAAATGGAACAAAGAACTCCACCTATCAATGTAGATAAGTGGGAAACCATTACACGTAAGAACATCGGTTACAAAGAATGGCTACAAGAATACGAATGTGAGTTCCTTGGAACCGGTGAGACCTACATTGATGGAGAAGTGCTCAAACAAATTAACGAAGATATCGACGAAAATTTCGAAAAACGTTACTGGAATACTTTAAGAGTTTGGAAACAGCCTCATCCACACTATGATTATCTAATTTCCGTAGACGTATCACTCGGACGTAAGGCTGATTACTCTGCTTTCCATGTGTTTAACTTGTATGACGGAGAGCAAGTTGCAAGCTATTACTCAAACTCAACTCCGATTAATGAGTTTGCTAAAATGATTAAAACCGTCGGTCTCATGTATAATGAGGCTCATGTTGCGGTAGAACGAAACAATATTGGCGTAAATTTACTCGCGAACTTACAAGAAGTGTTCGAATATGGAAATTTAATGTCAGATAGTCGAGGCGAACTAGGCTTTCAGATAACTCAAAGTTTTAGGCAAAGTATTTTAGCTATAATGGAGGAGTATATTCGTCTTCGCAAGGTTAAACTAAATTGTGAACGCACTGTAAAAGAACTAAATACTTTTATCGTAACCGAAAGTGGTCGAGTCGAAGCAGACGTTGGTCAGCATGATGACTTAGTAATGGCCTTAGCTCTTGGTTGCTATGTAATGGAGAAGGAACTTAGTGATTTACTGATGGCTCACGAACGTCAAGTAAATCATAATGACATTCTTTCAAAAGAAGTGTTCTTAACAGGATTACTAAAGTTAAACGATAAGAATGAACTCAGAGAGGAAATGAAATGGCTGTTGAAAGACTAAACGAAAGTGAAGGATATACATCATTTGGTGGTTCACCGACAAGACAAGGTAATACTCCTATCGCAACTGGAGTATTCTCTCGCTTCTTCTCACGATTCTTCGCTCGTCGGGCAAAGCCTGCACTTGCACAGTCATTAGAACAACCGATTGACCCAAATCAAGGCCCTGAACAAAAGGCCCAAACAGTAACAGCCTACAGAGATACTGGTGATGTAATTGTCAATCGTGAAATGGGTGCATTGTTCGCGGGTGGCTTACAGAAGGGCCTCCCACTTCTTGTAGAACAAGAACTCAATAGAAAGCAGCGTTATCGTGAATACGAAATCATGGACGAGTATCCAGAGATCGGCGCAGCTTTCGATATTTACGCTGATGATAGCACTCAAAAATCCCTAAAAGGTCTTCGTTGGGAGATTAAAACTGATTCTAACGTCATGAAGGATGAAGTTAATAATCTATTCGAAGACATGAGGATGGAAGACTACCTTTGGGATATTATTAGAAACACTTGTAAGTATGGAGACTGTTTCATTGAACTTATCCCTGATTTGATGAATCCAAACGAAGGTATCAAGAAAATCAAGATTCTAGATCCTAAGTTTATCTTCCGTATTGAAAACGAATATGGTCAGCTTCAAGGATTCGCACAACAGATCCCAGTTAAATCTCAATGGAATACCGGCGGATATCAGGGTGACACTCTTACAGGTGCTGAATTTGTAATCTTAGATAAAGATCAGATTGTTCACTTCCGTCTAGCTAACGCAGACCCTGCCTTCTATCCATACGGTAAATCAATTGCAGCATTAGCTCGTCAGACCTTTAGAAGTCTAAAGTTAATGGAAGATGCAATGCTTATCTATCGCCTCTCGCGTGCGCCTGAGCGTAGAATCTTCTATGTAGACGTTGGCAACCTATCTTCAAGCAAAGCTTACGACTTCATTGAGAAGATGAAGCAAGCATTCAAGAAAGAGAAGTATTACAGCCAAACTACTGGAAACATTGACGGTCGATACAACCCACTGGCTCCAGATGAGGACTTCTGGGTCCCTATCTCCGGTTCCAAGTCTAATACTAAGATTGACACGCTCCCAGGTGCTCAAAATCTTGGTGATGTTGACGACGTTCAATACTTCCGTGATAAGCTGTTAGCTTCCCTTAAGATTCCAAAGGATTACATTGTCGAGAAAGATAAGTCTCCTGAACGTAAGGCTAACCTTGCACAACTCGATACTAAGTTTGCTCGTGTCATTGTGCGTGTTCAGAGAAGCATTGAGATCGGCCTAGAAGCCATTGCAGCACGACATCTTAAGATCAAGGGCTATCCACGTTCACTTATCCAAAAGATGCGTGTAGACCTTCCTGAGCCTTCTGACATGTATATTAAGCGTCGCCTAGACGTTGATGAGCAAAAGGCTCGTGTCGTCCAAGCTGTGCTCGGTTTGCAGCTATTCCCCAAGTCTACAATCTACAAAGATTACTACAATTTAACAGACATGGAGATAGAGGACCTGGAACAAGAGTTGGAAAAAGATATGCAGCAACAGCAAAACCAACAAATGCAGGCTCAAGCTGCTATGGGTGGGGCTCCCGGAGCCGCACCACCCCCTGACGCTGGTGGAGGTGCGCCCCCACCAAGTCCAATGGATTCCGCAGAAAACGCCCCGCCAACAGCGGAAAGAATTGAAACTTTGACAAAGCTAAGAAATAAATTACTAGTAGAGGGA